TGAGCAAGAAAGAGGAAAAGGTTTGGCAGTATTTGCTTGCTAACCGCAAAGCCGATTATGCCGAGGTAGCAGAAGCCTGTGGTGTAGACATAGACTTTGTAAAGCGTCTGGTAGATCGTATCAGTTCTGACAACTGGCGCGAAGAGATCGAAAACCCACACGTGATGGGTAGAGCAGCGGTGCTAGACACAGCTAAAGATTACGTTACAAGAGATCGTGCAGCAGACCACGGCGACATGGAAGATAACTTTCGTACTATCGCCTCGTACTGGAACACGCACCTTGGGATCGACTTCATTGAACCACAAGATGTTGCGGTGATGATGACCTTGCTGAAACTTGCGCGGATCAGACAGAACGAGAAGCATATAGACAACTGGATAGATGCCTGTGGGTACATGGCTTGCGGCGGCGAGATCGTGAGTGAGTGATGGACGTATACACGCTAGACTTTGAGACGTACTACGCCCAAGATTATTCGTTGTCCAAGATGACAACTGAGGAGTATGTGCGCGACAAACGGTTCGAGGTTATCGGGCTTGCGATCAAGAAAAACGATAAGGCTACGAAGTATGTAAGCGATGCAGAGTTAATCAAACGTCTACTCACACACATAGACTTCTCTGACTGTGCTATACTCTGCCACAACACGATGTTCGACGGTGCCATACTTAACTGGCACTACGGCATCAATCCGAAGGTGTGGTTCGATACGATGTGTATGTCACGCGCCCTGCACGGTGTGGAGACAAGTGCATCACTGAAAGCTGTGGCTGAGAGGTACGGTGTAGGTGTCAAAGGCAACGAGGTACACAACGCCAAGGGCAAACGCCGAGCCGACTTCACCGACGAGGAGACTGCACGGTACGGCGAGTATGCCAAGAACGATGTAGATTTAACCTACAAGCTGTTTCGGATCATGGGGTCTAAGTTCCCACGGAGCGAGTTGAAGTTAATCGACTTAACATTGCGGATGTTTATTGAGCCGACACTAGAGTTAGACCTTGGACTACTAGAGCAGCACCTTGAAGATACCAAGGAGCGCAAGGACAAGTTGTTGCGTGATGCCAATGTCACCGACAAGAAAGACCTGATGTCTAATCAAAAGTTCGCTGACATGCTAAGAGCCTTGGGTGTTGAGCCGCCGATGAAAGTAAGCATGACAACAGGCAAAGAGACTTACGCATTTGCGAAGTCCGACGAAGATTTCAAAGCACTACAAGAACATGACGACGACAGAGTTCAGTCGTTGATCGCTGCACGTTTGGGTAACAAAAGTACCCTTGAGGAAACACGTACAGAGAGGTTCATAGATATTGCTAAACGCGGTACACTTCCTGTACCTGTTAGATACTACGCCGCGCACACTGGTCGATGGGGTGGGGCTGACAAGATTAACTTGCAGAACCTGCCAAGCCGAGGGCCGAACGGCAAGAAGCTAAAACGTGCGATCATAGCACCCGAAGGACATACGATTGTCGAGGCTGACAGTTCACAGATCGAAGCGCGTGTGCTTGCATGGTTTGCGGGACAAGATGATCTGACCGCTGCGTTTGCCAACGGCGAGGATGTGTACGTCAAGATGGCTGCACGTATATACAACTGTGACGAAGAGGACGTAACGAAAGACCAACGCTTTGTTGGTAAGACCACGATCCTTGGCGCAGGGTACGGTATGGGTGCCGAGAAGTTTGGTATACAGTTAAAGACATTTGGGTTTGAAGTACCGCCTCACGAAGCGCGGCGTATCATACAGATTTATCGGGATGCCAACTGGAAGATCAGTAAAGTATGGCGTGATGCGAACTTCATGGTGCAGCAGCTTTCCAACAACAGAGCCGCACCGTTTGGTCGTAAAGGTATCATCGAAATAGATGCGCAGAACCAAGGACTAATACTGCCGAATGGACTGAGCATCTTGTACGAGAACTTGTACGCGGAGCAGAACGAACAGGGTCTGGAGTATAGCTACAAAACACGCAGAGGTCGCACCAGAATATATGGCGGCAAGGTAATAGAAAACGTGTGTCAAGCGATAGCCCGTTGCATCATAGGCGAACAGATGCTAAGAATTAGTAAGAAATACAAAGTGGTGTTAACGGTACACGACTCAATAGTTTGCTGTGTGAAAGACAACGAAGTCGAAGAAGCTCAAGCGTTTGTTGAACAGTGTATGAGGTGGACACCCGATTGGGCAACAGGTCTGCCAGTAGACTGCGAAAGCGGCACGGCAAAATCATATGGAGACTGTGAGTGAGTATCGCACCTTGGTCGTTTAGCAAAGCTAAAGCGTTTGAAACGTGTCCGAAGCAGTTCTATCACGAGAAAATCTTGAAGGAATATCCTGTCGAGGAGACAGAAGCCATGCGCTATGGCACCGAGTTCCACAAGGCTTGCGAAGATTACATTGGATCAGAAGTGCCGATCCCACCGAAGTTCGAGTTTATCAAGGCTACACTAGATGCGCTGAACAATAAGCGCGGTGTAAAGATATGTGAAAAGAAGTTGGGGCTTACTGCTGACCTAGAACCGTGTGACTTCTTTAGTAAGAAGGTTTGGTTCAGAGGCATAGCTGACCTAATAATCGTAGACGTGTTGGCACAAGTTGCATGGGTCATCGACTACAAGACAGGGAAGTCATCGAAGTATGCTGACAAGGGTCAGTTAGAACTTATGGCACTGACCGTCTTTGCACACTACCCCGAAATCAAAACGGTAAAGGCAGGGCTTCTGTTTGTTGTAGCAGGTAGCTTGGTCAAAGCCGAATACGAAGTTGAACAGAGCGCAAGTCTTTGGGAGAAATGGCTTGGAATCTATGGTAAAATGGAGAAGGCGTTTGAGACAGATGTGTGGAATCCCCGCCCATCTGGTTTATGCAAGCGTCACTGTCCAGTAACTGAATGCCCTCACAATGGGAGAAACTGATGCCATATACCAAGAAGAAACGCCCGTACAAGAAAGAGTATGAGCAACAAAAGAAACGCGGTGAACATGCAGACCGCATGGAACGCCAACGCGCTCGTCGTGCTATGGACAAGAAGGGCGTAGACAAAAACAAAAACGGCAAAGCCGATAAACGAGAAGGCAAGGACATTGCCCACAAGAAACCGCTAAGTAAAGGCGGGACAAACAAAGACGGTTACAAAGTACAAAGCCGCAAAAAGAACCGCGCAGCGGGTGGGGCTATGAGCAGCCCGAAGAAAAAGAAGTAGTGATTCACTACCACGGAGAACAACATGCAGGTCATCAATGACAAGGCGTTATTGCTGAAGGTAAAGAACCCTAAGCAAATCACGGCGGTCATACCAAAAAGTAAGGAGTTGTCGATGAATGAAGTCGTCGTAAACTGGGGGCTTGATGAAGCCCATACTCTCAGGAGTTTAAATATAAACGTACCGTCACCTATCACTAAACGGTACAACTGGCCGGGACAGTACAAGCCCTTCTCACACCAAAAAGATACAGCGTCTTTCTTGACCATGAACAAGAAGTCGTTCTGCTTCAACGAGCAGGGTACAGGTAAAACTGCATCGGCTATCTGGGCTGCTGACTATCTAATGACGCAGGGTAAAGTAAACCGTGTGTTGGTAGTCTGCCCGCTATCTATCATGGATAGTGCATGGCGTAACGACTTGTTTTCCTTTGCTATGCATCGAACCGTAGACGTGGCTCATGGTAGTAAAGAGAAACGCAAGAAGATCATCAACAGTGGTGCCGAGTTTGTAATTATAAACTACGATGGTGTCGAGATTGTTGCTGACGAGATAGCCAAGGGTGGCTTCGATCTATTTATTGTAGACGAGGCGACACACTACAAGAACGCGCAGACCAAACGGTGGAAGACACTGAACAAGCTAATCGGTGAAAACGATTGGCTCTGGATGATGACAGGTACACCCGCTGCACAAAGTCCAGTCGATGCGTATGGTTTGGCAAAGCTAATCAACCCTCTGGCGGTGCCGAGGTTCTTCGGGTCATGGCGTGACATGGTCATGTGGAAGGTGACGCAGTTCAAATGGAAGCCAAAGGAAACAGCCAAAGATACTGTGTTCCGTGCATTGCAACCCGCGATTCGTTTTACAAAGGACGAGTGTCTTG